CAGAATTCTCGAGAGTCGCAGCCCCATGATGTCTCCTGCTGAGCGGATGGAACCTCGCACTCGCCAGAAGGAAAACAACGTCCTATCTACGGCAGACGAAGACGCCGTGGCCGAGGCGGTAGGGAGAAGCCTTGGCTGAACTTAACCTCCTTCAACTGACCACGGAATTCTGCAAGCGGCAGGGAATTCCTGCGCCCGCTACAGTCGTCGGCTCCTCGGACGATGCGATAACGCAGATCTGGGGTCTTTTGAATGAGGGGATGGAAGATATTAGCAGGAGATTTGCCTGCCAACAGTTCAGGACGCGATATACCTTCATCCACGCGAATGCTCCGGGGTATGCAGCACTGGATATAGTCAACACCCTCCCGGACTTTAAGTGGTACTACGACCAGACCCTTTGGGATACCACGACCCGAATCCAGGTCGCCGGCCCGGTGTCGGCCCAAGACTGGAACCAGATGATCGTGATGCTGGTGACAGCGGCTGAGTACAACTTCCGGCTGATGGGCAACAGCTTCTTGATCTTTCCGGTTCCCAATCCAGTCAACTCAATCACGTTCGCGTTTGAATATCAGTCTCGTTACCCTGTCATAACCGCTGGTGGTGTTACGCAGATGAACTATCAGGCGGACACTGACCAGCCCCGCATTCCGTCGGATGTAATGCTGGCGGACCTTCGTTGGCGTTGGCGGGAGGCCAAGGGTCTCCCCTATGCCGAACAACTTCGTATTTCAGAAGAGGCGCTACAACAGCTTGTAGCTCGAGAGCCACAGCCTATCCTGTCTCTCGATTCGCCCGATCTGGACGTTCCTATGGCAGGTCCCGGCCTGCTGGTACCTGCTGGTAGCTGGAATGTCTAGTGAGACGCGCGCTATTAAGCTCAATCCCGAGTGAGTGGGCGGGACGGTCTGTCCCTCCTCACGTTCCGGCGCCAGTAGGAGGCTGGAACACGCGTGATTCGCTGGCGGATATGCCAGTGACCGACGCGTATATACTGGATAACTGGTTCCCGCGAGGTAGCTTCCTGCAGGCTCGAGGAGGAAGTGCCTCATGGGCGACAGGAATGTCGGGGACTGTCCAGACAATCTTCTCGTATACGCCGAGGACTGGAAGTGCCAAGCTGTTCGGGGTGACGAATGCTGGAATCTATGACATTACCGTGACAGGCCCAGTAGGGGCTATCGCTCGGACCCTCACGAATGGCCTGTGGAACACAATCAACTTTACCAACTCCGCGGGAAGCAGTTATAGTTGGGGCTGCAACGGGACGGATAGTCCTTATTACTTCGACGGAGCGACCTGGACGGCGCCCACCATTACCGGAGTAACCGCCGCCAACCTGATCTTCCCCTGGGCCTTTAAGCACCGCATCTTCGCCATCGAAAAGGGGACCATGAACGCTTGGTTCCTTCCGGTGGATTCAATTCAGGGTGCCGCGTCGCAGCTTCCACTAGGGAATCTCTTCAAGCGCGGCGGCTACTTGGTGTCGGGAACAAACTGGACGCTGGACGCCGGCGACGGCCCAGACGACCTTTGCGTATTCATAACCAGTGAGGGGGAGATTGCCGTCTATGCAGGTACCGATCCGGCTTCCGCAGACAGCTTCGGGCTGGTTGGGGTTTATTATGTTGGGCGTCCTTTGGGGAACCGTTGCTTCGTTAAGCTTGGCGGCGATGTGGTCGTTCTGGTCGAATCTGGTTTTTACCAGCTGTCTAAACTGCTGAAAGGGGGAAGTGTCAACTTCAGCACGGCGCTCACCCGGAAGATTCAGCCTAGTGTGACGCAGCAGGTTAAGTATAACTTTACTGGAACGACCTGGACAGGGATAGTTTACCCGCAGTTCGATGCTCTTATTACGAACATTCCACAATCCAGTGGAATGAGCAACATTCAGTATGCAATGAACACTGTTACTGGATCATGGGGCTCCTTCTCGGGATGGAATGCTCAATGCTTTGAAGTGTTTATTGGGGTACTCTACTTTGGAGCGCCCGGCGGAATCGTCTACAAAGCTTGGGATGGGACGATTCCCAGCGATAGTGGGGCGGACATATCTTCCCTGGTGGCTCAAGCCTATAACTACTTCGGCTCGGGATCGAGGCTCAAGAAGATTACCGCGTTCCGGCCACTGCTGAGCTACGATGGAACGGTAGAGATAAGGACAGGAATTCTAGCAGACTTTCAGCAGTTTGTTAATCCTAGCTCCATTACTCCTCGCTCGTCTAGCTCTCCTGGATCACCTTGGGATACCAGCCCCTGGGATACATCGCCTTGGTCAGTCGGGCAGCAGCTCTACAAGTACTGGCGAGGTGCTAGTCATGCACCGGGCTTCGCGTTATCGACTGTAATGCAGGCCCTATCCAATAATAGCGCCACTTTGCAGTGGGCTGGAACCGACTACGTCCTTGAGGGCGGAAGAGGTATCCTGTGAGCTTCGTTTATGGTGGTATAACTTACCACACGGACGAAACGAATCCAGATCCGTTACGCGATCTTATTACTGGTGTGGGATTGCCAGGATCAGGTACGCCGTCGTACTATGCACCACTTTCTGCAGAAGATCTAGCACACTATATACTTCCGGGCGAGGAAAGTACTAGCGGCGGCGGAGAGGGAGGTGGTAGTCCGGGATCGAGCACTGTTAATTGGCAGGCAATGCCGGATACGATGTTTGGACCCGCTTACGCAATCAATCCAGTAGAGTCGGGTGTAAATCTTTATAACCCAAGAATAGTCACAAATGACCCTAACTACGGAGAGATAACACCGACAGCGAATGTCAATAATAGACAGCTCTCGGATTTTGCTGGTCCGCTAATCATGGCAATACTGTCGGCGGCCATGCCAGCTGCAATTGGAGCGGTAGGCGGGGCTGGCGCTGGACTGGGGGCCGGCCAGGGTCTATTTAATGCCGCTGGAAATTTTATTGAGGGCAATAAGCTTAATCCTCTAAGCCTAGTTGGCCCCGTAGCTAATGCAGCAGGTTTCTCCTTGCCAGACATTGGCAGTTCCGGCTATACTCCTCCTACAGGTGGCAATATGGACTTTGGATTCGGAGACTTTCAGATTCCCGACTTCGGAGGTAGTGAATCCGATTGGGGTAACTACTTCGGAACCGGGTTTGGAACAGGGGATTCCGGGGGTTATAACTTCGAGCAGCCCACGACGGATTGGGGGTATGGTGGCTTTGGGACTTCGGATACAGGAGGGTACAACTTCACCGATCCCAATTCAAGCGGTGGGTATAACTTCAATATGGGGGGAGATGGTTCGACCGGGGGCATCCCAACAGGAGGAAGTATGGGGGGCTTTAGCCTGCCATTTGGGATGACTGGCGGGCAGCTGGCAACGCTTCTGGGCGGATTGGGGCTGGCTGGATACGGGATGTATACTGGCAATCAAGCCGCCAACGCGGTGACTGGAGCCGCCAACACACAAGCCCAATCCAATCTGGATCTGGCCAACCTCCAGTCTCGCCTCAACAACCCCAACATGATTACGCCTTACGGGACCTCAACCTACACAATAGGTCCTGATGGCAGGCCAATTCTCACCCAATCACTCAGCCCCGCCGAACAGGCCAAGCTGACAGGGACCGAGCAGCTGCAGCAAGGCGCGCTGGGGATGGCAGGAAATGTCCTTGGTAATGCTTCTGGCACGTTGGGTCGGTCCTTTGGTGGGCCTAATCCCATGCTGGGCTTTGACCCGAGATATGCTATTGGAGGAGTGCAGCTTGATCCTAATTTCAGTGGAGCGCCGCCGAACCCCACGGCAAGCGAAGCTGACCGCCAACAGGCTCAGCAAGCTGCATACCAGAATGTTACACAGTATCTTGACCCACAGTGGGCTCAGAAGCAGAGCGACCTCACGACTCAACTATCTAACCAAGGGATAACTCCTGGCTCGCCTGCGTACGACCGGGCGATGCTGAACTTCAACAACGCCAAGCAGCAAGCCTACGAGAGTGCCCGCCAGCAAGCCGTCCAGCAGGGTCTCGAGGCTGAGAAGGCCCAATACGGGATGCAACTTTCGTCCCGCCAGCAGGCCATTCAGGAGATCATGAACGCCCTGCAAGCTCACAATGTAGGGGTGGGTGAGCAAGCAGGGATTGCGGGCCAATCGACGAACCTGTACAACCAAGGTCAGGGCCAGTCCTTCGGCCAGTACACGACGGGGCAGACGCTGCCGATTTCGCAGCTGGCGCAGCTCATGGGCCTGTCCCCGATTCTCAACCCGACGTTCCAAGGTACACAGGCTACAACCATTCCACAGGCGCCTTACTATCAGGCGGGGATTGCAGGGGCGAATATCAATCAGGGAACAACGCAGAATCTCTTCAACCTCTTGGGCCGGCTCGGTGGGGGCTATCTGAATCAGCCAACCACTCCGACAGGAGTAGCCTAACATGACCGTCGGACTTCAAAACGTCAACTTGATGGGCCCCAATCCGGCCCAGCCGATGGATATCCAGACGGCGCAGGCCCAGCTTCAGCTTCAGCAGCAAATCGCACAGGCCCTTTTGGCGAGCGGAATGTCGCCGACCCAGATGCTGGATACGGGGGCTGTAAAAACTGCGAATTGGGGGGATGCGCTCGGGAAGATGGCGGAAATCTTCGCCGGAAGGCAATCGCTGGATAAGATTGGGGCTGCGCAGCAGGATCTGGCCCAGCAGTCCAACGAGATGTATCAGCGAGATGTACAAAAGGTCTATGATACACTGAAGCAGACGGGAGATGTGGGTCAAGCTGTTGGGGAGGCCTCGAAGAGCCTTCATCCGGAAGTGCAGAAGATCGCCGGAGCCTTGATGCAGGCGTACCTGAAGCAAATGGTAACTCCTGAGGTAATGGGTTCAATGGTCGGTCGAGGAGGAATTGATCCTACCAGTATTCCCCCTGCGATGGGTGGTACGAATATGCTTATTCGTCCGGAGCTGCTTCGTAAGCTCCCGATTATGGAGTCGGGTGAAGGCGGAGCGAAGGGGGAATTCACTCCGACGGCTCCCCCTGGACAGAGGCTTCAACCAGCTGGAACTCTTCAACCGCCGGTTTCTCCGGTTACACCCGCCGGAGCAGCTCCTGGAGGAGGTATCCAACTTCCTACTCAAGTCACTCCCAAGGGAACCACTGAGGTTGTTCCTGGGTCGGCGGAAGCCCCTAACGTACTGATCCAAAAGAAGAACGCTGAGCAGCAAGTTGGTGCTCTCGAGACAGGGAAGGTTGCTGCCCAATCCTTCATGGAACACGAACCTGTGTTTGAGCAGATGATTAAGCTGATCGACACGGCGGGAATGGGGGCTGGTCGTGAGTGGATCAGGCAAGCTCAGAAGTGGGCTGTTCGGCTGGGGGTCTCCCAAGATGATGCTCACCAGATTGACAGCATCGAGACGCTGATGAAGTATGCCCTGCCACAAGCCGCTCACGCTGCTCGAGACTTCAATGCGCGCTCGACTCAAATCGAGTTTATCAACTTCAAGGAAGCGATGGGCGCCGACCCGAATATGGACCCTCGGACGGCTCGAAACATCTTCATGCATGGGATTATGGAGGGGATGAATCAGCTGGAGGTTCATAATCAGAACATCAAGAAAGCTTCTGGAACCCCCGCTATTGGTCCTGATGTGGCTAATACTTACACTGTCCCGATCAGTCCTGATAGTGTGATGAGCAGCATGAGCACATCGAAGATACCCTTCAGTGTGACCCGCGACGAGAAGACGGGGATGTGGAGGAATAGGGAGCCGGTCGAGAACGTCGAAGCTGGGAAGGCTGCTGCTGCCGCTCCTCGACAGTCTGTCAAAGCCCCTCCGCCGCCGGGTACCGTCGTAAAGGGCTACAAATTCAAGGGTGGTAATCCAGCTGACAAGGCTAATTGGGAGAAGGTAAGTGAGTGATCCTTGGGAGGATTACGCCCCGGCCAAGGCTGAAAGTGGTCCTTGGGAGGCCTACAAGCCTTCGTGGTGGGAGACCGCTACGGGGCAAGAGCTGGCTGACTTCCTGAAGGGAACTGGAAAGTCCGCGGTTACAGGGGCAGCTCGAGGAACGGCAGCGGTGGGG